TGGATGATGATGTCGCTTGTTCCGTTTGTGCTTACCAAGGCAAACATCACCGTGATGCGCTTGACCCACGATGGGATTCCAGTGAAGTCGATGCTTGTGCCGCTGGTTGATGCGACAGCCGTGCCAGAAGTGATTGCACCGCCTTGAATGGTTTTGTTGGTCAAGGTCTGCGTTGCGTCAGTGCCCACCAGTGTGGTTGATGCATCAGGCAACGTGGCCGTCCGGTCAGTATTCGTGCCCGGTGAGGCAATCGTAAACGTGGCGGTGCCAGTGGCGTTGGAGGAT